GATCGCCCGAATTTAGAAGATTGATTAGCGACCTTTCATTACGTCAGCATAAAGCTCTGCATGCTCAGCGCAGCAAAATGCTTTATCATTGACATAGAATTCAGTTGTTTCACATACACCACCACAGTAAATGCATTCGTCCTTTTCGATGTCGCCACCTTCGGAATTTTCATCGCCTTTAGCATCTTTTCCTAATTCGGATGTATTATCACCTTCTGTAATTTCATCTGCTCCGGGTAGCGTATCGCTTTTTGTCGATTCGTCTGTTTTAGGCACCTCAATAGTGCCTGTTTGAATAAACCCTCCAGTTACATCAGTACTTTCAGATAAAGTAGTTTCGGGTTCTTTTTTCGTTTCAGAACTTTCCGTAACTTCCTCTTGAGTTGTTTGTACTTGTTCAACTGTTTTAGGGGTAACTGTTTCTGTGATTTCGGTAGTTGTTTCAGGAACTTCCGCTGTTGTTTTAGCCATCTTTTTTTGAATTAAATTATTAATAATTAAAATCGTTTGCTGTTTTTATGCTTTACTCCTGTTACTATACTTTCGCTTGTAATTGATAAAGCTTTGTTATTGCAAATAAATACGCCACCCTCTATGGAATCGGGTCCGTCGGCGGGTGCTTTCATTGTTGCCGAGAAAAGTTTAAATTGTTCCTCTAGTCGCTGCATGTGTGGATTGTTCTTTTCTTTAATATTGAAAATCAATCTACCAGTACGAATAAGTGGTTCAAGGTTTCCCTCTATACGGCTGAACTTATCGGGCTTTTTTCGTGCGTCCGGGATAACTCCAATGTGATGCGCTCGTTCTTGACCTTTTCGGAAAAATAGCGGCATAAATACCTGTTCAAAAAATGGGTCTTGCAGCGTATTATTTTCAATATAGTTATATATCTGCGTGCGCTGTTTGGTATAATCCTCCATAGCGTAGAACCAGTCTACAAATTCATCATTCGTTACGCGATCAAGAAAACCGTATATCACATAAAAGTTACCATCTACGCTTCCAATTAGCCATAAGGCTTTAGTCGAGTTCTTGCGGTCGCCAACGTTGTTGCTTGGGCTTGGGTCGGCATAGGCTATCAGGAACTTGAATTTATTGATTGGCGGAACATCGCCCCATGTAAGCTCTTTGAAAATATCACCTTCCGATATCGGATTGTTGAAGCACTCAGCTTGTTGTGCTTTGGTGCTCATTTTTGATAGTACACGGTCGATTTGTTCCTCCGAGTTCTTAGCCGGCCATGAACTTTTACCATCTTTGTTACGGATGTTTACAATATCATGATGGTCGGCACGTTTGGCGCAGCGGGTAACACAGCAGTCGCGGGAAATAATATTTCCAAGTACCAGGAATAAAAGAGGTTTTGAAACCGAACGTGTCATGTATAGCGCACGTTCTAACCAGTCGAACCGTTTATCAATGGTATCTTTATTTCGACAATCCTCATCCGTATCTAAGTCGGTACAGATAATGGAGTCGGGGCGTAAGTTTTCATTTTTCTTACCACGTGGACTTTGACCCGCACCAAGTGCTACATAGCGAATACCACTTTTAGTAGTAAAGTCTCCGTTTTCCCAATTACCAAAACTTTTTTGCTCACCGTAATAAGCAATGATGCGTTGGTTAGATTCGTAGTTAAGCATGTATGGTTTTAGTAAGTCACATGCTGCATCGTAAGAGCTCGAAACAAAAAGAGTAAATTTCTTTTTTCCGGTAAGATTCAGAAAGAACATAGTCATCATGGTGACGGTATCTTTTGCCAACTCTCGGCTCCAACTGTTCACTTCGTACCACTCGTCATGGCTAACGATACGATTGATATATTTTAAATGAAATGGGGCAAATTCCGATGTAGCGTATTGAGGAAAAAAATACTTTTCCCACTCAACCGGACGTGCTTCCAACCACAAACGATGCTTTTCGATATCCGCTGTCGTCTTGTTATATTCAAGGGCTGTACCTGCAACTAACGCCTTTCGGTATTTGTCCCACTCATTTAATGCTATTTTATCCGCTTGCTTTGCCATTATTTCAGCGTGCTTTTAATGTATGCGTTGAAAATTTCTGACAATTCCTTAGCCTTTTCATTATCTACTTGTCGCAACCATTCAAGCAGCTTGATAGATACGTTGATCACATCCACAATTCCGCATTCCACTTCCAGTGCTTTAAGGTCGGCTACTAACTTACGTCTGATGTTTGCTTCATCCTTATCAGGAAATCTATGATTTTCGTTACGGCTGGCAATTAGGTTGTCGAGTTCGGTGAGTTGGTTGATAGTAGAGCGGTAGCGTTCGTCACGGGTCACAGAGATGGCTTTTCGATAATCATCCCAATTGCCAACATTCACCCATTTGCTGATAGTGACTTCACTTACACCAATCTTAATACTTATCTCTTTTTGGGTAAGTTTATCGTAAACGAAAAGCATCTTAGCGTAATCCTCTAATGCTTTCATTTCTTGTTTCGTCCGCTTTTTCTTCGTTTCAGCCATATTGTCAGTATTAATTTTGAGCAAAATAACTGCTTTTATGGCTATAATAAAAAAATGCGTGACAAAATGGCAGTACTTTTTTATTTGGTCGTTTTTATACTATTTCTTTGCATTGTAATTGAATCGAAGCAATATTTAAAAACCAATTAAACGCCACTTAAAATGCCAAAAGAAAGAAAACCTATCCCCTTTGTAATTCTCGACTCAACGGTTTTGACGAACGGCATACGTGTATTGGTAAGTGGTGTCGACATTGAGCAATTCAAAAAGAATTCAGTGCTTCTTTTCGATCATAATGATTGGAGTTTACCAATTGGTCGCGTGGATAATGTTCGGAAAGAAAATGATCAGATATTGGGTGATGTAGTTTTCGATTATGAGGATTTGGACAAAGATGCTCAACGTATCATTGGAAAAGTAGAGCGCGGGTTTATGAAAGCATGTTCTCCCGGACTGGTTGACTTGGAAGGTGTAGATGATCCAATGTACCGATTAGATGGTCAGGATAACGTAACTATTACAAAATGTAGACTTCGCGAAGTATCTATTGTAGCGATTGGAAAGAATCATAATGCGCTACGACTATACGACAAGGATGGAACTGAAATTCTATATCAGGAAAACCCACGACTGTTATTATCAGATTTTATTGTATCACCAAAAATAAATTTAGAAATGAAAATCGATTTAAAAAAACTCAATCTGAGCGACGGTGCTACCGACGAACAGGCTAATCAGGCAATTGAACTATTGTTGTCGGATAAGCAAAAGGCTATTGATGAAAAGGCTGCTTCCGATGCGAAAGTATTAGAATTGTCCGATAAGCTGCAAGCTCTCGAAACCGAAAAAGAAACTGCTATTAAAGCTGAAGCTTTGAACCTTACAGATGCCGCCATTCGTGACGGTCGTTTGGATGCAAAAGCCAAAGAGTCTACATTGAAGCTTTTCGATAAAGACCCGGAAGCTGCAAAAATGATGTTGGAAAACATTACAAAGCCAACTTCTATCAAAGAAACCTTAGACGCGGGTGACAAAACAGAACGTCAAAAGTTGGAAGGAATGACTTGGGATGAAATGGACAAGAAAGGGCTATTGCTCAACTGTAAGGATGTGCACAACGACTTGTACAAATCCAAGTTCAAAGAAAAATTCGGAAACGAACCTGCTTGATCCAAATTGAATAATAAATAATTAAAAATCAGAAAAAAGGTATGAAAAAGATTGTTGCAATTATGTTTAACATGTGCATTGGGCTTGTATTAGCTACAATGACAGGAGGTGGCCTGTTTGCTGCCGTGGGTGCAGGTGGCGCATTATCGTTGCTTCGCACAGGTTCAAATGGCTTAACTATGGCCGTTCAAAAGGAAATTTGGGAAAACGATATTGTTGAGTCTTTATGGGCTGATAATGCGTTTTTGAATTTCGCAACCAATGCCGACCAATATGTATTGGCAGGTAAAGTAGTTCATATTCCTCAGGCGGGTGCTTCCGTTGGTGCCGAAACTAACCGAACTACGCTACCGGCTACCGTAACCAGTAGAACCGATACGGATGTGACTTATGCACTGGACGAAATCACTACTAATCCAATCAAAATTTCTAACGCGGAATCAGTTGAATTATCATACGATAAACGCCGTTCTGTTTTGGCTGATACTACTAACGCTATTAATGAAGCTGCCGCTTTGGATATTCTTTTCAAATGGCATCCAACTGTAGCCGGTCAGATTTTGCGTACCACTGGTACAGCTGTAATAGCTCACACCGATAGTGCAACCGGAAACCGTAAGGCATTCTGTGTGGCCGATGTGAAAGCAGCTCAAAAGTTGATGAATAAAAACAAAATGCCTAACAATGACAGATATATGTTGATTGATGCCGATATGTACGACCAATTGACCTCTGACTTGTCAGTAACTCAATATCGTGATTTCTCGTCACAATTGAACGTAGCTGAAGGTGTAGTTGGTAAGTTGTATGGTTTCAATATCATGATGCGTTCTGAAGTTTCGCGCTACACTAATGCAAGTACTCCGGTACCGGTTAAGTGGTCTACTGCAGGAAGTGCAGCTGATAATGCAGCCGTGTTGTGTTGGCATAAGAGTGCTGTTGAGCGTGCATTGGGTACTGTTACATTTTTCGAGGACATCAAAAATCCATTATACTTCGGTGATATTTACTCGGCATTAGTACGCTTGGGTGGTCGTATCCGCAGAAACGATGCAAAAGGTGTAATCGCAATTGTACAGACTGCTACTGCCTGATAATATAAAAAATCCGTGTGTGTAAAGAGCGCGGTACATGATCAATGAATGTTGATACACCCGCGCTCTTTTTGTTTAACTACCAATATCCCATTTATGAGAAAGATAAATTTAATTGTAATTCACTGCTCTGCCACTCCGGTTGACCATGATTATACACCCGAACAAATGACTATCGACCACAGAGCTCGCGGGTTCAATAGTGCCGGTTATCATTATTACATTCGCAAAAGTGGGTACGTAGTTCATCTTCGCCCATTGGATGTAGTTGGTGCGCATGTGGAAGGCTTTAATGCCAATTCGGTAGGTATCTGCTATGAAGGTGGTATAAGTGTAGCCGGGAAACCCGCCGACACACGTACTGCTCAACAAAAGGAAAGTCTTTTGCGCATAATAAAGGAGTTGAAAGCATTGTATCCGGCTATCACAAAAGTGAAAGGACATCGCGACCTATCGCCCGACAAAGATGGTGATGGAATAATTGAACCAAACGAATGGATAAAGATGTGTCCGTGCTTTGATGCCGAAAAAGAGTATAAAACTACCCCAACCCCCTAAAGGGGATTAAAGAATAATTAGTATGGAATACATAAGTGTAATTATAAACTTCATTCTTGGTGGTGGACTTATCATTCTGTTTACATTAAAACCAACACTTCGAAAAGCCAATGCAGAGGCTAATAACTCAGTAGTGGCAGTAGAAAGTTCGGAGGCCGATGTTGAGGGCAAACGAATTGCAAATGTTTCTGCATCGCTAGATATTTGGCAAAAATCTGCCGAAATGTCTGAAAAAAGAGCAGAGGCCGCTGAACAACGAGCTGATGCAGCAGAGCAACGAGCTTGCGCCATTGCAGATAAGTATGATAAGCTAGCTGATGAAGTTTCATTATTGAGAACAGATGTTAGAAAGCTTACAACACTTAATAACCGTATAATTAAAATATTAGACTCTATCAATCATGACAACCTCGAACAAAAAAAACAAGAAGCAAAAGACATCACCGGAGCTTAGGCTTTGGACTATAGTTTTATGTATCATCCTATTTTTTATAATTGGGGCTTTATTGACCAGTTGCAAATCTAAACAGTCGGTAGTGAATTCTTCGCAAATATCTATCGAAAAGGATAAGCTTACCCCGGTGGCAGTTCCTGCGGATAGTTCTATGCTCAGGGCTTTGTTCAAGTGCGATTCATTGAATAATGTTTTGTTGGTAGGTTTTTCGGAGCAAAAAAGTAAGAACATGAATTCTAACTTTTCGTTTCAAAATGGGCAACTAAGCTATAAAGCAGAAACGCAACCGGATACTGTATTTATCAAATCGACCGATAAATATTATAGACGAGACATTACCAAAACACTTACCGTAACTAAAAAAGTGCCTGTAATAAAAGAAACGCCTGTTCGTGACTTTATTTGGTGGACTGGACTACTATTTTATATTGCTCTTACCGCTTTTGCGGGCTTCAAATTGGTGACAAAAACACCGATTATATCAGTATTTAAAAAGCTTTTAAAAATCATTTAAATAAACATATTATGTCAGAAACTAAATTGCTTGGCGTATCTTCTATTCAAATTAGTGATATTGCCGTTGATGGTGATGTAGGTACAACCTTTGCTTCATTGGGTAATACCTATAAAGATACTGCCGAGATTACACAAGAACAAGATGCCGATATTGAGCACGAATATGAAGAGCTTGATGAACCAGGTGAAATTGTTCCCGGAGTGAAAAAAACAAAACTTAAATGGATTGTTACCGACTTTACTCCCGCAAACTTGGTGAAAACGCTTGGAGGTACTACAACTGGTACTGCTCCTGATGATGTATGGATTGCTCCTGCTACGAGTTCAATTAATGAAAAATCAGTAAAGGTTACTCCAAAATCAGGGAAACCAATCACATACGCTCGAGTAGCTTTACGTGCAACTTACAATTACAAGCTGACACGTTCAGGTATTGCACAGTTGACCATTGAGGGAAGAGTATTAGCTCCTAAAAAAGCGGGTGTTGCCTCTTGTAAAATTGGATAGTATTGTATTTCGTAGAGATAAGGCAGTAAGTCTTATCTCTACATAATATCACACACATGGAAGCAAATATAGAACGCGCTGCCGCAATGGCGTTATTAGACAGGGGTGTCGGGTTTTCAATCCCTGCACCTTTTTTTTATCGCCTATTCGGACGTAATAAAATGAAAATAGCCGTCAAACGGTTACGACTTGGAACATTGGTTCACCTATCCACGGTAATTGACTTATCGCCACTTGAAACATTGAAAGTAAGTGAGGCGCACGATACAGTGATTAAAAACATGGAGTCAGTTCCGGCATCCTTACCCATAAAAACGATTCTCGAAAACATTAAGCCTGTATCACTTTGCGTAGCTGCTTGCTTGCTTAACTCACCGCTTAAAATTTGGCTATTTGCCCCAGTACTTGCCAGGCACTTGCGTAAAGCTTGCACGGCTGACCAACTGCAAGAACTCATGATGTGGGTTCTTATATATGGGAGGATGGAAAGTTTTACGACTACTACCAAATTGATAGCGAGGATGACGAGGATGAGTCCGATGAATTTGGGTCAGGAATAAAGGAGGAGTCAAAGAGCCACATGGAAGGTTCTCATAGCCTCTTTGGAATTATATGGAGCATACAAAAAGAAACGGGTTGGTCGCATGACTACGTGCT